GACGCCTACATCTCCGACATGTCTACGCTGTTCAAGCTGAGGCTCGAAGCCTTCAAGGTGAACTTCTCTTTTTTCGGGAATGGCGTCCCGTCCAGTTCCCCCGAGAAAGCGAGTACCGTGCGAGTCAGCGCAAGGTAAGGGGTACGGCTAGTCCCCAGAACATCAACGCCCGCATGGCTCTCGTGATGAGCGAGGGCCTTGCAAGCCTTCACGAACTACAGACCGTCTACAGTTACCGCGACCTAATGCTGATGAGCGAGGTGGCCATGACCAACAGCTACAACGAGTGGTGCGGCTATAAGAGCGCCGAGGAGCGCCGCTAGCATGGCCGGAAATTTTGTCGACAGCCTCGTCATCGGCATTGGTCTCGACACCAGCCAGATTGCTGAAGGCGTCCAGCAGGTCGGAGCCCAGCTAGACTCCGGCCTGTCTGCCGCCGCCCAGAGCGCCGCGTCCAAGATGTCGCCGCTGGGCGAGGCGCTGAAGGGGCTTACCCAAGAAGCCGAGAAGTTCAAGGCTCCCGTCAAGGATGACATCAGATCCCTCGACAAGCTGGAGCATGAACTGAAAACCGAGCTCCCGCAGGCGGCTCATCAGGGCTTCGCTGGCGCAGAATCGGCGGCTGGCAAGTTCAAAGGGTTCATCTCCAGCCTGTGGGCGCAGATTTCCGGCCCCCTTCTGGGGGCTTTCGCCATTGGCGGGACCATTAGCTCCTACATTTCCAACGCTGTGTCTGCCGGCGAGCTGGCCGAAAAACTGAAGGTGGACGTGGAGGAAATCCAGATCTGGTCCGGCGCCATGGAGCGGGCCGGAGGAAGCGCCAGTGGCCTCCAGGGCACCATCGAGAAGCTGAACGCCTCCGGCAAGGCGCAGGGAGACGCCATCGGCGTCCTGCTCGACCTCGCCGACAAGGCCGACACGATGTCCAAGGAGGCCTTCGTCCAGAAAGCGAAGGAACTGGAGGTCGATGAAAAAACCATAGAGGTGCTGGCGCAGGGTCGGAAGGCGCTGGATGAACACCTCAAGCGCCAGCGTGAGCTTGGGGCGTACACCAAGGAAGACGCCGAGCAGTCGAAGAAGTTCAAGCAGAGCTTGGCCGACCTCCTGCAGGCATGGGACAGCTTTACGTCCTTCATCGGGCGCTTCACGGTCCCGATCATGCGCGTTCTGGCTGACGCTCTGACCGCTGTCGTGGTCTACATGCGCCAGCACACGCCATTCGTTGTCGCGGCCATCACCATGATCGGCGCAGCGCTTGCCGTAAGGCTCCTGCCACCTCTGCGGACGCTCCCGACCCTTATCGCCAACGTGGGAAAGGCGTTCCTGCGCTGGCTCCCCTTCGTGGCCATCATCACGGCAATCGCCCTTCTGGTAGAGGATTTCTGGGTCTACCTGCAGGGAGGCGAAAGCGAGCTGGCCGAGTTCTGGGCCATCTTCGGCACAGGGCCGGAGATCATGGCCAAGCTCAACTCCGCATGGAAGGAGACCAAGGAGTACCTCGCGGCCATCGGCACGGGCCTCACCCAGATGGTCCGATACTGGTACGACCTGATGCAGGCTAGCGGCATGTTTGCCGCGCTTGGGGAGACGTTCAAGGGCCTGCTCCAGATTCTCAAGGGCGTTTTCACGCTGGACTGGTCGCTACTAGGCGAAGGGCTTTCCAATGTCCTCAACGGCATGGTGCGGGGCGTTGCCGCGACTTTCAAGGGGCTGGGCATCCTTGTCCAAGACCTAGTGAAAGCCATCTGGAACGCGCTTCGTGAATCTCTGCCCGGCTTTGCCGAATGGGGCGACGGCATCGCCGAGATCTTTGAGGGCATCGTCAGCTTTGATTTCAGCAAGCTGCTGTCCGGCATCGGCAACATGCTGTCCGGCGCAGGCTCCATGTTTGCTGCAGGCCTCAAGGGTTGGCTGAACATCTGCGCCAACGCATGGTCGGCCATCATCGAGGTCTTCACGGGCCAGAAGATCGACCTTTCGGGGATGCTGGACCAGCTCTGGAACTCCATCACCGAAACCTGCACCAAGATCAAGGAATGGGTGGTCAACTGGATCTCCAATCTGTTCTCCGGCATCAAGCTCCCCTCCATCAGCGACCTGTTTGGCGGTGCCGGAGACTTGGCAAAGGGTGCGGGAGACGCGCTGGGGAGCGCGGCCAGCGGTGCGCTGAAGCTGGGACAGGAGGCCGGTTCTGCCCTCAAGGAAGGCCTCGGCAAGGTCGGGGACTTCTTCGGCGGCCTCTTTGCCGATGCAGGCCCGAAGACGGAGGAGGCTGGAGCCAAGGTTCAGGGCGGCATGGCGCAGACTGCAGGCGCGGTGCGTGACGGCTTCAACGCCGCATGGAACGCCACCCGCGACTTCGCCGTGACTCAGTTCCAGGGCGCTGCCACGACCATACAAAGCATATTCGCTGGCATCGTTGCAGGCATCGAGGGACAGGTGGGCGCTCTGGTCGCAGGCGCACAGCGCATGGCAGGCGAGGCTGGAGGCATGGTGCCTGCTTTCGCAGGCGTCCGTGCCCAGCAGGGCGGGAGCCGGAACATCTCCAACACCCAAAACAATAGGATTACGATTCACGCGCCCGGAGGCGACCCGCGGGCCGTTCAGCAGGGCGTCCAGCGCGGACTCAGCCAGAGCAACAAAGTCAACCCCGCTCAGAGCGGAACGGTGGTGAAGTAGTATGCTTCTTGAATTGCTAGGCCTTGCTCCAGTGTGGACGCTCCAGAACGAGGGCGGGGGAACCGCCGTTGATTTCGATGTGTTCCTCGGCATCGACTTCGCAGGCGACAACCAAGTCGCGCACGAGCCTGTCGAGCAGGGCGGGTTTGCAAGCTACAACAAGCAGAACACCCCCAAGGAAATCTCTGTCGAACTGGCCTGCACCAAGATGTACTTTGACCAGCAACCAGTGCTGGAGAATATCGACAAACTGGCGTCCGGCGTTCAGAAGCTCAGCCTTGTCACCCCGTCCAGCGAGTACAAGAATCTCAACCTTGAGTCATACAGCTACAGGCGCACCGAAGACGCTGGCGCGGGAATGCTGGTGGTTGAGCTCAAGTTGATAGAAGTCCGCGAAGTCGAGACAAAAAAGAAGACAACTGCCAGCGAGTCGCCCAAGAGCGAAGGCAAGGAAGGCAAGCCCATCGAGAAGGCCAAGGAACCCAGCCACGATTCTACGAAGAAGACGGGCCGGACGCAGACCAAGGAGCCAAGACGCTCGATCCTGCGCGGCGGCGGTGATTGGGTGAGGAGCATAATGCGATGACTGAGATACCCCTTCAAGCCATTCCAGCGCAGGAAGTCCAGACCATTCTAGACGGTCAGAACTGCACTATTAAAATCTGCTGGCGCTTTGGGAAGCTCTACGCCGACCTGCTTGTGGACTCCGAACCAATCCTCCAGGGGGCCATCTGCCAGAACCTCCAGTGGGTCAATCAAAGCCCCAGCGTAGAGTTCTCCGGAGGGCTTGTCTTCGTGGATGCTCTCGGAGACGAGTCCCCGCGCTGGGACGGCCTCGGCACCCGTTGGGCGCTCCTGTACTTTGACGCGGACGAAGCTGAAGACCCCGAGGCCGCCGTACAGGCCATGCTGGAGGAGATCTAGCCGTGGCGAAGAGCTTCACCAAGAAACAGATTCGCGTGGGCCTCGCTTTGTACAAGGACGAGCAGAAAAGGACGCTTGTCTATGAGGGCATCGAGACACACGTCAGCATTGAGAAGCCGGGCGAACCCGATGAAAACAAGGCCACGGTAGAGATGTACAATCTCAGCATGGACGCTATGCGGGACATGACAACGCTGTCGTTCAAGCCTCTGCAGAGCAAGAAGAATCTCATCGTCATCTTCGCAGGGGACGAAACAGAAGGCATGTCGCAGTGCTTTGCTGGCGAAATACAGACGGCCTATGCCGATTTTTCGGGAGCGCCGACCATCAAGATGCACATCGAGGCCGCCGCTGGTTCCTACCCTAGCTTGAAGGCGTCCCCGCCCATTGCCGTGAAGGGGAGCCAGAGCGCGGCTTCCCTCATCGAGCAGTTTGCCAAGGAGTCCGGCTACAGCTTTTTGAACAACGGCGTGACCTCCAGCGTCAAAAACGCCGTCTTGAACGGCGATCCAGTGACCAAGATGCGGACAGTCGCGAACATGGTGGGCTGTGAACTCATAGTCGATGACAACCAGGTCAAGATCCAGCCCTACGACAAGGGACTGGATCAAGGCAACGCGGTGCTGATGGACAAGGACTCGGGGATGCTGGGCTATCCGACTTTCACCAGCGAGGGCATCAAGCTGCGGTGCTTGTACAATCCCGATTTGCAGCTTGGCGGCATGGTCGAGGTCAAGACGGTGGTTCCTGGGGCCGAGGGGACGTGGAAGATCACCAAGCTCTCGCACTCTCTGGTAGCAAACAGCAATGCTCCCAGCGATTGGTTCAGCGAAGTCGAGGCCTCGCCTTTGGATGCCCAGCCCAAGGAGAAGAAGACCAGCAAGGAGAAGAAGGAGGCGAAGAAGTAATGGCTGAAGACACCACCCGCACAAGCAACCGCCGTCTGAACAGCGGGGCCAGCGAGTACAATGCGCTCTCCTTCATGATGGAGCAGATGATCAAAAACATCGTCAACACGGCCATTCCCGTGAGGGTCGACTCCTGCACCAAGCCCGGTGTCGGCGGTGCCGCAGGGTACGTCTCCGCGACCCCGCTCGTCCAGCAGAGGGGCGCGGACGGCAAGGCGCTCGACACCGTAAGCCTTCCCCAGCTTCCGTATATCCGGCTCAGTGCCAGCACTGCGGCGGTTGTGATTGACCCGCAGCCTGGGGACGTGGGGTTTGCCGTCTTCGCCCAGCAGGACATTTCCAATCTCAAGGCGGGCTCCAGCGACCCCGTGCAGGCTGGCAGTTTCCGTACTTTTGATATGTCGGACGGCGTATTTATCCCCGCAATTCTGGGTGTAGCTCCTACAACTTACGTCCATCTTGACCCAGAAAAGGGCGAAATTACATTGAAGGCTCCGACAAAAATCACCATCGAAGCTCCCCAGATCGAACTAAAAGGCCCTGTCAAAATGGGCGGGGCAGGCTCCAGCGACACCATCACGCTAGACGGCAACGTCTCGACCAACGGCAACATCACGGCTGCAGGCAACGTCAACGCGGGCCACTTCTATGGCCCCGTCAACTAGGGAGGCAGGCACATGGCGCATACACGCAAGACGCTCCTGCTCAACGGCAACTGGGATCTCACGCTCGACAAGTCTGGGCGCATCGCCGTTGCGGACGGCCCCTACGCCACGGCGCAGAACGTGGCCAACGAATGCCGCTTGTTTACTCAGGACGCCTACTTCGAGCCTAACAGGGGCATCCCCTACTACCTCATCACCCTTGGCAGGAAGCTCTCGCCTTCCGTCCTGCGGGCGCGTCTTCGCGATGCGGCCTTCCTCGTGGAGGACGTGGAGGACGTGACGGACGTAGTGCTGGAGAGCCTCGACACAGAGACCCGCAAGGTCACGGGAGAAATCCAATTCACCTCAAAGGAGGGCGAGAATGCCGCTGTTGAACTTTGATCCACAGGTGGGCATGGTTGCCCCCGATACTGCCGTCCTTCGCGATGCCGTGGCGGCCAACTGGGAGCAGGCCTTCAACACGGGTGACGGCAGTCCTACTCTCGACACCGAAGCCGCGACCCCCGCAGGCCAGCTCGTGGACGCCGAGGCCGCATACCTCGCGCAGACCAATGCGGAGTTCCTGTACATCGCCAGCATGTTGAACCCCCGCACCAGCGAGGGCGTCTGGCAGGATGCGCTGGGGTACATTTATTTCTTGAGCCGCAAAGTCGCCCAGCCTACCCTTGTCACAGTAACGTGCTCCGGCCTGCAGGGGACGGAAATCCCTGCCGGAGCGCAGATGCGGGACGATGACGGGGTGCGCTATGAACTCACCTCCACCGTCACCATCCCCGCTGGCGGGAGCGTGGACGGCGTTTTCCAGTGCCTTGAGGCTGGCCCCATTGAATGCCCAGCCGGAACGCTTTCCACCATCGTGACCGTGATCCCTGGCTGGGACTCCGGCACCAACGCGGCCGCAGGCGTGATAGGACGCAACAGGGAGTCGCAAGCCGACTTCGAGAACAGGCGCTACGCCTCGGTCGCGAAGAACAGCCACGGCTCCGTTCTTTCGCTGCAGGGAGCCTTGGCAGACCTTGACGGCGTGGTGGACTGCGCCGTGCTGGAGAACCCGACCAGCGCGACTGTCACCAAGCACGGCGTCTCCATCCCCTCGCACTCGGTTGCCATCTGCATATACGGCGGGGACGATGACGCTATCGCCGAGACCATCTACATGAAGAAGGACGCCGGATGCGGAACCACTGGCGGGACCACCGTCACCTACACCGCAACCGACTTCGGGAATGCCGTCTACAACTACTCCATCGTCCGGCCCACGCCTACCGATGTCCATATCGCGGTTGAAATCAACCGCACGGACGCCACTTCCGCGACTGTGGAGCAGGACATCAAGGACGCCGTCGTCGCAGACTTCAACGGGCAGGATACCAACTCCGGCAACGTCCGCGTTGGCCTCGCCCAGACGCTCTACGCCTCGCGGTTCGCGGTTGCTGTCATTAAGACCGCAGGCGTCTCCGACCTCGTGGGTATTACCGTAGCCCTCGGCACTGGAACGGCGGGGGCCAGCATTACGATTCCTGGTGACGTGGAACCGACCATCAGTGCATCTGACATCACCGTCACCATCAACGAGCCCTAAAGGAGGGAAGCCACATGTCAGCATTCCAGTACGCGCCCGAATGGCAGGGGTCTCTCAGCGGGCGCTCGTTCGAGAAGCAGACCGAAGACGCCATCAACGCCATCCTGCAGAGGCTGGACGAGGTAGCCGCCGCGCAGTCTCAGGTGGCAACGCAGACCAGCAACGGCCTCATGTCTGCGGCCGACAAGGTGAAGCTGGACGGCATCCAGAACCAGCTAGACGCGCTGGACGCCCGCATCGCCGCGCTGGAGTAGCCCATGGCAGATCTCCGCGACAAGAGAACCCAGCTTCGCGTCAATTGTCTTGACATCATAAGCGACATAGACGCGCTGGAACCTGTCATCAGCCAGTACGCCGCTTCCCCGCGCATCCTCGCCCTGCTGGTCAAGAAGGCGGCTTTGCTCGACCCCGGCAGAGACCTCATGCGCTGGTACGAGGGCGAGTTCAACCCGAAAACGGCGCAGGGCGTGGGTCTCGACATATGGGGGCGCATAGTCGGCATCGGCAGGATGCTCTGGATGCAGAGCACCGAGTTCTTCGGCTTCGCCTATCAAAACCTTGAGAACTTCGATCATGCCCCGTTCTGGATTGAAAGTCTGGCGCAGGGACAGTTCCGTCTGACGGACGAAGCCTACCGATTCCTCATCTTCTACAAAGCGGCCGCAAACATCGGGCGCGGGGACATGGCCAGCGTCAACGCCCTGCTCAACTCTCTGTTCGAAGCGGAGCACGGGCCTGCCAACAGCTATGTTCTAGAAGTCGGCCCCATGGAGATCCGCGCCGTCTTCAACTTCTACCTGACAGGCTACGAACAGGCGCTGCTTGAGCAGTACGGCCTCCTCGATCGGCCTGCAGGCGTTCTTTTCAGCTGGTACCAGCACGATCCGTCTGAGATGTTCGGCTTCGCAGGCCAAGAGCTCCAGAACTTCGACAACGGCATTTTCTCGCCGTTTGAGTACCAGACACCATCTCCCGCATAAGGAGGATACAACATGGCAATTCAGTCCCAGCCTTCCCGCATCTCCGAACCTTTTGCGGGATCAGGCACAAAAAACACCATACCCGCTACCAATTCCACGCCTTCGGCCTCGCAGGCCGCATCGTGGGCTTCGGGCTTCCCGCCGGAGTGCTCCCAGCCGATTTCCGCTGGCGGTTGCCCTGTCCCAAGAAACGACATGAACGGCGTCCTGAACTGGCTCTCGCAGGGCTTCGCCTTCCAGCAGGATGGTGGCATTTGGGAGTGGTCGGCTCTGGCAGACTACGATCTCCAGCGCGTGGTGCGGGGGTCTGACGGCGTGCTCTACTGCAGCGTGGCGCAGTCCGGCCCCGGCGTTGTCGCAGGGGCGCAGGACCCGACAGCGGACAACGGCACCTACTGGGGGCCTGTCCCCGTGGCGACTCCGGCGGTCTCGGCTGGCGCGAACGAGGCGGTTACTGCCGCATGGGTAAAAAGCATTGCGGCCGCGCCCGTCTATCTTGACCCCGCAGGCTCCGATTCCAATGACGGCATGAGCGCATCAACGCCAGTGCAGACGTTCGCCAAAGCAATACAGATAGCTTCAGCGTTGTCCCAGCAGGGCATGCGCTTTATGGTTGCCGCCGGAACCTATGTCGGCAATCTGGAGCTGTCCAACAACAACCTTGTGCTTGAAACTCAGGGGGCTGTTTCTATTTCTGGTTATGTTGAGATAAGCAACAAAGCTTCCTGCATTATCTCCGGAAGTGGAACTTTATCTATATCCGGATATATCTATTTATATTCGCAAGGCTTTTTCTTGTCCGAACGTCAGTTAACCATAAACAGCACCTCTAGCGCTTCCATTAGAATCGAAGACTTGTCTTGCTGTGATCTTAGAGAAGATTGTTTAATAACGACCAGCAATGTAAGTTCTTGTATATTTTTATCGAACAACTCTTTCTTCATATCTTATAAACCTGTGTCTGTAACAGCTACATCTGTCAACTATGTTTTTTATGCTACGCGATTATCAATGCTTAGGCTTTACGGAAACGTAACAATAGGTGGAACTGGAAATGAAAACGCCTTTCTTATTACTTCTGAAGCTGTTGCTTATTCAAGTGGTTCTGTTGTCGTTGACGCAGGATGCGTGGATAAAGCTGTTATAAGCATGAACGGTGGTGCGTTTACTTTTGCAGGCCAGTCTAATGTTATTCATGGAGCAACCGCCGCAAACACTTCAATTATCCTTCTAGCTGGCCATTGTTATTTAGATTTAACTGGTTCAGCTACTTTAACCATTCATATCCATGGCACTGGCGGTCGCATCTTCTATATGTTTAACAACTCCTGCGCTATTCTTGCTGGAGGGGCAAAGCTTGCGTTTGTGTTTGAAAGCGGAGCTACCGCAAGATATATTCTTGATGTATGGCTATGTTCAACTTTTTCTGTTTTGGATAACTCTGAAATAGACTTTGGAACTGGAACTGTTAATAATGGAACAATAGATTGTACTTGTAATTCTTTGGTTGAAATAGCCACTGGAGCAACGCTTTCTGGTACAATCACTGGGAAGCGCTATGTTGCTGACTTTGGAGGTCAAATATATACTTCTGGAAGCGGAGCAAACCGCATTCCGGGTTCCACTGCCGGAACCGTTTCCTCGACAAGTTACGGCTATTACAACTAGGGGGGGGTTATCTATGCGGAACAATGCAATTACCCACTACCAGCTTTCCGACTCCCGCATCTGGTCCGTTGCCGATGCTTGTTTCGTCTCCTCCGCGCCCGAGGATGCCGTGCTTGGCCCCTGTCCTGATGAGCATGGCGAATCCTCGCTTGAAGGCCTGATCGGCTGCCTTCACTTCTACGGCTACGAGCTAGGCGAACTCAAGACGGACGAGGAGTATGCCGCCGAAGTCCGCGAGAAGCGCAACGCACTCATCGCTGAAACCGACTACATGGCGATGCCCGACTACCCGCTCGATGCCGAGAAGAGGGCCGCAGTCCTCGCCTACAGGCAGGCCCTTAGGGACGTGCCTGAGCAGGCAGGCTTCCCCCGCCAGATAGACTGGCCCGTCAAACCCTAGCCGCGCCCACGGGCGCAAGGAGGACCTATGTCCACACCTACGATTCTCGACTACCCCGGCGCTCGGTACCTCTACAACGTGCAGGCCGGACAGGACGCCGAGGAGTATGCCACCAAGGACGCCTTCACGGGTGCGACCGCCGATGATGATGGCACTGCGGGTCTTGTTCCCGCTCCCGAAGCCAGCGCGGACGTCATGTTGCTGTGCTCGGATGGCACATGGAAAACCCTCGCCGACCTCGGCATCACCGTCTCCTAGCCTAGTACCATAGACGCAAGAAAAGCCCCCTTCCTCGCGGTTGGGGGCTTCTTTGTTGCTATGCCTGCGGCGTCTGTTCTGGGCCTTTGAGGTGGCGTCCTACCAGCCATCTGACTGATTACGTTCCCATGATGTTCTTTACTTGCACGGGCATTTCAGCCATCTTCTGGATGGCGTTGCTGGCAGGCACGACGTTGCTCATCTCAGGGGAGACGGCCTGCCCTAACCACTCAAACCATATGCCGTCATCCAGTATCGGCTGGAGCTGACCAGGAGGCAACGCACCTACGCAGAGCTTTCCGGCGCTGGTTGGGGGCCAGCAGAAGGTTGCGACGAGAACAACGCTGACCTCGCCTGTAAGCTTCCAGCGAATCCACCAGAACTCGCCTGCGTTTTCTGCTGTCGGCGTCATGCCTCTACCTCCTTCTCTGGGCCTTTAAGGTGCCTTCCCACGAGCCACCTTATTAACCCTGATCTTGTCATCCCCTGCGCCCGTGCGCTCATGTCCAGCGCGGCCATCCACTCTGCAGGCAGGCGCACCTGGAACTGCGCCATCTGGCCCGTGGCAGGACGGCCTCCGGCGTGACGGCGGGGCTTCTTAATCCTTTCCATGCAGTAGCTCCTCCCCGAAGCCGAGGCCACACGTCTCTCTCCGTGCTTGTTCATCTCCGAAGAAGGGGTCGTACCCCATGTCCGGGTCTCCTTCGCGCATACGAAGAAGTTGTTCTG